AGTTAACTCCTAAAATGCAGAAAGGTATTCTTAATCTAGCTGTTAAAGCTGGAGCTAAAGATGTTCAAGAAGCAGCTAAGAGTTATGCACCTGTAAGATCAGGTAGACTAAGAGATTCTATTAAGATTAAGAAGAAATCGATCCGTGAAAAAAAGAAAGACGGAGACCATTCAGCTAGTACAGTTTATAAAGTAGCAATTCAGAATTGGAGTTCTACTGGTGGTGTATGGTATGCTAGTACAGTAGAATTTGGAGCTAAACATTTCGCTCCTGTTCCTTTTATGACACCTGCATTTGAACTAAATGGTAATGGTGCCTTAAATGCTATGAAAGCTTATATCAAACGTAGATTTGAAGCTGCTGTTAAGAAAGGATTAATAAGATAATGGAAGAGATACTATATCAAGCACTTGTAACAACTGGTTACGATGTTTATCCACAATTTAGTCCACAGAATCATATTAACCCTGTTATAGTTTATAACGTAATGTCTTCTGATGAATATAATGGTGTAAACTGTTATGGTGATACACAGAATGTAAGATTTCAAGTAGATTGTTACAACAAGAGTTACAGTGATTTAAAGACAATGAAAGATAAAGTTTATGAGGCAATACGCCTCATTCCAAAAGATAAAGCGTATCCTATCATTTTCGGTTTCATAGATTCCGCAGATGAGAATGAACGCAGATGTAAGATTGATCTGAAGTTAATTCTTTAGTAATAAACAATATAAACAATCTTATAAATAAACCATTAAAAGTAAGGACTTAAAATGAGTATAGCAGCACAGGGAACAACATTCGAGATCAGCGATGACTTAGGTGTAACATGGACAGATTTAGGATGTGTAACATCTTGGACTAATGACAGACCAGATAGAGCGGAGATTGACACTACTTGTTTAACAAGTACTGCAAAAGAGTTCATGTTCGGTTTAAGAGATAATGGTACAGTAAGTATCGAAACAATGTATGCACCGTCAGGAGCAGGACAAGTAATAGCAGAAGCTTCTTACAATTCAAATACAGCATATGACTTCCGTACTGAGTATACAGATACATTAGGAGCTAATGGTACTATTAAAGAATTTAAAGGATTCGTTATTGGTATGTCAGAAAGTGGTGGTGTAGATGATATCGTTAATCTATCTATGAACATTAAAGTTTCAGGTGATATTACAGTAACACCAGCAGCATAACAGAAATACAGAAATACAGAATAACCTAAAGGAAATCAAAGTGAAAAAAAGTGTAACCAACGTAACCAACGTTACCAACGTAATCAAAAACGGTTTAAATGAAAGAAAGTTTAAAGCTTTCGATATAGAAGTTACTATCAAGGATCTATCTATTAGAGATATGTTAGGATTAGAGAAAGTACCAGAACAAGATCAACTGTTCTATATGGTAAGTAAATGCTTAGTAGAGCCTAAAATGACAGAAGATGAACTTAAAGATCTTGGTTCTATTCATCTGGACTCTCTGACTAGCATTCTAGCAGAAGTTACTCCTCAGAAATAACGAAATAACGAAACAACGACGTAACGAAATAACAATGACACAAGAAAGACAGTTTCTTTTTAAACTGTCTCTTGAATTAAAAATACCTATTCAAGAACTTATGGACAGTATGTCCTATATTGACTTCCTTGAATATATGGAGTTCTCAAGTACTCACCCTTTTCAAGCTGACAGAATAGAAATACAATTAGCAACTATATCAGAAATATTATATCGTACAGCTGGTGGAACAGAAGCATCCGCTATAGACTTTATGATAACAGCTACTGACCTTCAGAAACAGAAAAATCAAGAACAAATAAAACAAAAAGAGTTATTCGAACAAATGAATGATTTCTAAAGGATAAAAGATGGCAGTGAAACTCGGTCAGTTAGTGTTGGACGTTCGTGCTGATACCCAACACCTAATTAAAGGTATGAACAAAGCTAATACAGCAGTAAAGAAATTTGCAACATTAGCTAAACAGTTAATTGCCGGTGCAGCATTAGCTACTGCATTTAAGTCTGCAACTACAGCCGGTTTTAAGTTTAATTCAGAAATAGAACAATCTATTAATGGTATTTCATCACTAATAGCAGCAACTAGTAAGCTTGAAGATTCTCAGGGTAATAGTGTTACTCAACAAGAACTCCTAAACATGGCAAGAAAAGAATCTATAGACATTATAGATAAACTTAATAAAGTAAACGCTGATACACCACATACACTAACACAAACTCAACAAATCTTTAAAGCTATGTTACCCGGAATGAGAGCATTAAATGTTTCTTATGAGGATATGGTAGAAATCACTAAGAAAATGTCAATTGCATCTGGAGCTGCCGGTATACAATTCCAACAATTACTAGCAGGTGTAGATGGATTAGCTAGTGGAGCAGTAGCCAGTAACTCAGAGTTAGGTAGATTTTTCAGATCGTTAGGTTTAACTAATGAAGCATTAAAGAAAGCATCACAAAGTGCTGGTGGCTTAGAAAAGTTACTTAACGATAAACTATCAGGATTCGAAGCAATAGAAACTATGGCTACAAATACCAGTAATCTCGAAGTAGCATGGTCAGAATTAACGGGTACCGTTACTAAAGCATCTTTTGAAAAGACAAAAGGTGTAATGAAAGATATAGCTGACATTATGAAAGATGCCACAAAATGGGTAAAAGAGTTTAATTTTTGGCTTAAAGAAGCCGACGACTTTACTATGGGTAACTCAATCGATGAGGTAGAGAAAAAAATTCAGATGTTAGTCTCTGAATATCAAGTTTTAGAGAAAACATTAGACGATCCTACTTTATGGGATAGTATATCTAACTCAGCTGTTACAGCAACAAACATGGCTAACATTAGAGATCAAATTATCGTATTAGACAAACTGAAATCCGAAATAGAAGGTTTAAGCACAGCATTAACAGTAGCTAAGGGAGTAGAATTCTCGGTTCCTGAAGGTACAGATATTAAATTCTCTAAAGAATTAGAAGATTATAAAAACAAACTTCAAAATATTAAAGATGTAGCTAATGGTATCAGTAATGAGATGAATAACATTATTCAACAATCACAAACAATAGATTTCTTTGAACAATCAGGTATGATTACTCCTGAAGAAGCAACTCAATATTTTAAAGCTGTAGGTGATGCTTATGTCAAACAGATGGAAGATGCTAACAAGAAAGTTAAAACTGATTTTGAACAGATTAAAGATTTAATAGGAACTCAATTAGAGAACTCTATGACATCTACATTCAGAAGCTGGTTAGATGGTACTATGGAATTTAAAGATTTAATGTTAAGTACACTAAAAGATATAGCAGCTGAAATGATGAGAATTATGGTATTCAAGAACTTAGCCGGTGGTATAACAGGTGCAATGGGATTCAGTTCAGGAGGAGTAGCATCTGGAGGTTCTGTATCAGCATTTGCAACAGGAGGAGTAGTTAGTAGTCCTACTTACTTTCCTATGTCAAGTGGAACTGGTTTAATGGGTGAAAGTGGTCCTGAAGCTATTATGCCTTTAACTAGAATAGGTGGAGACTTAGGTGTTAAAGTTAGTGGTAAAAGTAATAACACTACTATAAACGTTGTTAATAACGGACCAGATGAAGTATCTGTTTCTGAATCTAGTGGACCTTCCGGTAAAACTATAGATATACTTATAGAAAGAAAAGTCAAAGAAACACTAGGTAACGGAAGTATGGATAGAAGTATGAAAGCTAATTACGGCGTTCGTAGACAAGGATCATAAAATGACAGTACCAAGACCATTACAATTTGATGAATTATGTTTCATCAGCTATAAGGAAACAACTGTACCTAATAGTATTAGAACTACTATGAGTTCAGGAACAGTTAAAGTAAGAAGAAGAACAACTGGCTTAATATATAATGCAGAGGGAACTTATTTAATTCCTGAAACAGATATAGCAGCTTTTCATAGTTGGTTAATGGATGATTGTGAGGGGTTAACTTTACCTACTTATTTTAAACGTCCTAATGGAGTAGACCAACCATACAGAGTAACTGAACCTCCAGTATATATTTACGGTGGAACAACAGCAGCTAACATGTGTAAGGTAACACTAAAACTAGAAAACTTACCTCAATGGATATAAGGAACAGCAATGGCTTCAACTAACTTAATTAATAGTGTTAATGCTTCAGTTACAAATAATGCATTCTTTTTCCTTATTAGTATAGTAGGGGATTCTCATACATTTAATGTAGTAAATAATATCGAAGATGTAGTTTCTAATGGAGTAACTTATACAGCTTATCCTTTTAATATCACTATGATGAATCAGAATGATAGTGCTCCTAAGATATCTTTAAGTATAGATAACATAGATAGACACCTTACTGAAATGATAAGAGAGCAATTAGAGGCACCTATATTTACACTTCAGATGGTATTAAGTAATGATTTAGATTACGTAGAAAAAACTATAGACTTTCTTGAACTAACGGATGTTACTTATAATGCATTTACTATTACTGGTACTTTAGTTAGTTCTGATATTTTAAGTAGAAACTTTCCGTCAGAGAAATATACACCAGCTGCTTATCCTGGTTTATTTTATTAAAGTGAACAAGTGATAAATAATGAATCTTAATCTTTTATTAAACCGGTATATAGGAATAAAATATGTATCTAAAGGAACTGACTTTAATGGTGTTGATTGTTATGGATTATGTAAGTTATTCTATAAGAATGAATTCCAGAAAGATTTACCAGACTATAGTGAACACTATCAAGATGCAGAAAATTCTAATGAAGCTACTGCTACTGTTAACTATGGGATAAAAGAGTGGAAAGAAGTAGATAAAGACGAACCTGAATTAGGTGATATTATAGTATTCAAGATATTAGGTCTTCCTACACATGTAGGTATATATTTAACTGACAATGAGTTTCTACATTGTTTACCGGGCCGTAACAGCGTTATAGAAACATTAAAATCAGTAACATGGAATAAACGAGTACAAGGAATATACAGATATGAATAACATTACTAACAATAACACGAACATTACTTTCGATAACTACATTCAACCTATGCAATTAACCGTTGATATAGGTTTAACTATTCAGGAGACTATAGATAAACTTCAGTTAAGTCCTGAAATATTAAAATTTATGGCAGTTAGTATAACGGTTTACCTATTAATTTAAGCGATAAACTTGTTACTGGAAAAGTACTTACAACTAAAGACAGATTAATAGTTTATGCTGTTCCTCAAGGTGGAGAT